GAAGGTACGGCCTGTTAGTAGTGGATAGAAGAACTCTGTGAAGTCTAAAAGGCTTCCTCTAAGTTGTGATGCAAGCTCTTCTTTGTCTTGCGTGATGATCATGGCCTATATCGCAATGTTAAAAAACTTAGGTTTGATTTCATTATCAAAAAAATCACTTATTTCTAGCTTTTTGCATAAATTTGACAATCCTAGCATGATTTGTTTATTGTCTGCATCAATGCAAATATTTGCAATTTCTAAAATACATCCTTTGGCTATATCCATTAAGCTAGAATGTTCACAGGAGCTACATAAGACAGAAAATTGCCCTGGCTTCTTTGTCTCATGGCAAATCTCGCAAATAGGTAAAATCATAAAAACTCCTTTTAGAAGCGCGGGCATAACCGTTGCCCAGCACCTTCTACCCTGGATAAATGAGATTGTGCCCCTTAATATAAGTACTACATCGCAGCCTTATATATTTCTCGCGCGAAGGATCGGATCAAACCCTTAAGCTGGCAACACCTTAACGTCCCCGATTACTCCTTCTACGACATGGTAGACGAGCTAAGTTATTATAGAGCCTTACCGCATTTTTTGCATTTATCTACACAGACATGAAAGTCACCGTGAGGGTCATGCTCGCAATAGCTATCAACCATGGATTGTACTTTGTTTCGTAACTCAAAAAAAACGTTAATAGGAGATATTTTTAAATAACTTTCTGCCTGGGTTTGAATAACAATATTCATTTCACATAAAATTATTTTTAGTTCTTCTTTCGTGAATTCATCTATCATCTATAAAAATCTCCACATTTTTTGCATCTGTTTTGCGGTGGATAGCTGGTATAGCAGAAACCGTCTGACTCGTGATCGCACTTATAGTTATCAATCATCGATTTGATTTTATCGTATAGACCAGGATGGTTTGCCCCACATTCCCAGTGGTTGCTTATCAAACACTCAAGCTCTTCTTTAGTGAAGTCATCGTTCATCTGTAAAATTCCCCGCACTGTTTAAACTCTGTATTTCCTGCGCCAATTGCACATCCAGAGCAATGTTGCTGGGGGTTAGTATGCCTTCATCCATTTCTCGCACCAAGTGAACTAAAAACATATATGCTCTTTGTATGGCTTGTGGATTGTTAGCACGCACGCTGCGCTCCATATTGTCCAAAAACTTATGTACGTTTTTAAGCTCTTTAAGAACGCCACGACGCATTTTTATAAGGTCTGACATTTCATAATCCATAAAAAACCGGGGATTACACCCGCTCCGATCCCTAGTACTGCCGATCTTGCAGGACGCCTTATGGCTATACCCTATACTTATGGTAGGTTCGCCACCACCTTACGGACATTAACTTAGGGTTTCCGAGTTCATAACCAGGGGCAGGATTTGAACCTGCGACCTCCCGCAAAAATGCAGGTCTCCAAGAGCTGATGCTCTACCATACTGAGCTACCCTGGTTTATGGTGCCGACATATCACTAGCCGGCCTATTATTCTTGTCTGGCTGCTTCAAATAGCATTACTGTGGATTCCATCTGGTCTGCCATTTTTCTAAGTTCATCAACTGCAATTTTTGTAGCTTCTGAACCTGCATAACTTGAATTGTCCTCCTTTGTTGCAGCCATGCCAGCCTCTACTATTCTTGAACCAAGATTGCTGCCTATCTCAGACATGATAAGGCAAACCATCCCATCCAGAGCGCTATCAGGTTCATAAGCTATGATAAAGCGTTTTAGGAAATCTAGCCTATCTACCGCCATGTTTTTGGTTATCATTTGGGAAATAACGGCCTGTTCTTCTTTGGTCAACTTCTTGAATGCTTCTTTTACAATGTTATGTTTTTCATCTTCAAATTTAAAATCAGTCATTATTTTCCTTTTATAGTTATGGTGGAGCAGGTAGGAATCGAACCTATACGGTCTAGCTGATTGAGTGTCTGCTCCAAAGTTACAGCATTGTTGTTATGATGTGTTTACCGCAACGATTACATTCTTTAGCACCGCCCTTCATATAACGGTTTCCTTTTCCATCTTCGAAGTGGAAAGGACATATTTTATTTTGTTCAAACTTGTGTCCCCAAAGGAGACAAATCAACCATTTTATCATCTTGGGGTTCTCCGCAAAAATAGCCATAACTAACAATATAGTCCTTGCCATGCATTTTCTTTAGGCCATTGAGCTGTGAACGTTCCTGGCTAGTCATTCTGCGACCACATGAGCCGTCGCAATTAGGGCTGGCACAAAATGTTTTGTCTTTAAATGTCATCGATCTGCCTCCCAAACTGCATTAGGGTGCTTGTATGCTGCTATTAACATGTCTGATATAAACTCAAAAAAGCCTTTATAGCTTCCGTAGCCATTTGGTGGATTTAATGCTTCAAAAACGTCAGGATTGGCCAATAGCATATATACAGCATGTTTTAACTTTGGATATGATTCCTTGCCTGTCTGTCCGTCTATAGGAACCATTTTTTCGTCTTCTGGATAAATCTTAAACCACATATCTGAACAGTTATAAGTGCAATTGAAGCTCAAGCGCTCTGAAGAACGACCGCAGTGGTTACACGGGTCTAGGCATAGGTCTAAATCTAGGGACATTGGAACCTCAGGAGCAGTTTATAGGAGGGTAGAGATATTGATAACCGTCTTTGAAATGGTTTTCTGTATTATGGCCACCACCACAAGTATTACAAACTACAGGTGTCTTTTCTTGGAATTTAGTTTCTGAAGCAGTACTAGAGTAAAAAAGTTCGTCAATTTCAGAAACAAATTTCTCTACAAATGGCTCAAGTCTGCATCTTAATTCAGCAGAAATGAACATATCATTCTTCAGATTCAATAAGGCACTTGCTGCCATTCCCAATAAAAATGACATCTTATTGCATCGTTCTGTGAGTTCTTCAATTTGGCTCATTATTTTCTGCCCTCGAAATGGTGTTCATACAGCCCTATCAAATGATCGCGTGTATCTTGTGCTATTTCAGGAACAGCAAAATCTTCGCTTATGTTTTGAAAGGCCATATACTTCATAAAATGCCTGATAGACTCGAAAAGCTCTTGTTTTTGCTCGTCATGCACTTTTTGTGGATCAAGGTCATTAAATTGTGCTTCTATTGAAATAGTGGATGGCATTATGTTCCTTAAATAAGTTCGTCAACATCGGTCTCTAGTAGCTGGCTTAAGTCTAACATGGCCTGTTTATAGCCCATATTATGACCGCATGAAAAGCTATCAGGTTGTTCTTTAACAAGCCTAGAAAGACTCAAAGCTATTTTTTCAAGTTTCAAGTCTATCCAGTCTTGGACTTCATCGAGGTTACGCAACGTCTTTTGCATTGCCGGTCTCTGTATTTAGTTCAAGTACATGATCATTATCAGGGACATTTAGTGTGTTTTGGGGACCATCAGGGCTTGGATCGTCATGTACCGCAATAACATGGCAGATGCAGCCATTGGGCATGTGTACTGTTCTTAGGAACTGCAATTGTCCTGGGTTTTCAATTTCCCAACCAGTTCCTATGACCATTATTTTACGCATTTTTATAGGCGATGAGGTGTCTACACATGCCCACATGTACAACTTCCCGTCTTGGTGGTTTACGTCGCAAATATGCATATTGGATGGTAGTTCCACGCTTGATTCTTCACCGAATCCTGGCAATAAGTATTTATAGATGTACCACATAGTATTGTCTCCTTGCTTATCGTAGTCCTTCAAGTTTTTTAATAAAGTTGTCTATAGCTACAGCCTTAGATTTAGCGAAAAATATCTTTTGAGCACTAGGAGACCATCCGGTTTTTTTGTCTTTTACCCTATAAGCAATTTTACCATCTTCTAAGTATGTTGCTTCTAAAATACATTCATAAATTGTAGGCTCATAGGCATCTGAACATATTAACCAAACAGTGTCACCTAATTTAAAATCATCCATACTAAAAACCCTCTTTGTCTAAATAATGCAGGAACTCTTTGGGAAGGCGCACGTTATGTAAATCTGTTGCCAGCCTAAACATAGGTGCTATGTTTGAAGCATCATGGCCTGCTAGACCGCACCCTATAGGAGTTACATGAAACATGAGTTCAGGGCAGCCTTTAGCAAAGCATATAAACTTTGCCACATACAAATTTATTGCAGTAAGAGGCAAAGTTATCCATGGTGTGGCTTTTGTAGGTATTGCGTAAGCGCGGCCTTGCATGCCTTCACCATTTCCCATGATAGCACCATATTCATTGTAGGCTTTGAGTGCAGCACCCTTCTTGTGAATGCCTTCAATATTGCTGCCAAATACGAATATTTCAGTACTCATGATTAAAGCCTTTCCAAGAATTCAAATATCTTGATTAGCTTTTCATGGCCAATATTGGGGTCAATAGTCATAGAAATGCCTTTGGTTAGCAAGACGATATCATTTTGAATAGCAATGTTGTTTTTGGGTTTTTTCATGGCGTTACATTGAGGTTTCAAGAGTTCCTTGAATTCATCGGATAAAATTTGTTGGTCATCGGTTTGCATTTGTTTTACCTTGTTCGCATCTTTGACTCTTTTTTCGATGCTGTCAATCAAGTCATTGATGCCGCTTTTTTGGGGTTGTTGTCCAGTCCCTAAAGCCCGTAAAGCTAACTGCTTTTCCAGTCGTGCTTTATATGATAAATGCATATCAGCAGCAGAAAGCATAGATATTCTCACATCATGTTGCCGGCAAAATTCTTTTTTACTTAATCCTGATTCATGAAACATTCTAACCGTTTCTAGGTCTGCTTTATGTTCAGAAGGACGATATTGTTCTTTATAGAAAAACCTAAAAGCAAACCATTGCATTTGTTTAGCATTGATTCTTCTGCGCTTACAAAACTTGGTCATGTCTGGACTTCTTTTACATCCATGGCGTGTGGGATGTTTACTTCTAAATTCCATTATTAAATCGTACCAATGTAAAAGTTGACTATCCGTATAGTCGTTAGATCGAGTGTTCATGGTTTCCTTTCCCTTTTATTTTCTCTGATAAATTTAATAATCTTTCTTATTCTTCTCGTCCAATTTGTTTTTACGGTCTAAGGAATCCTGCAATAGCTCAGGATTAGTAACAACAGTTTCAGTCTTGTCTCCATAACGCTTTATAGCGAGCTTAGAGGCCTGCCATTTGATAGCGTCCATCTTTACCCTAAGCATTGGGACATCGGTGCGTTCTTGGCCTGTTTCACCATCAATATATTTGTGAGGTTCATTTGCCAAAGTGAGCATATAATCAACTTGTGCTTCGGCTTGATGTTCTTTTGCCTTTATGTATTTGTCGTAAAATCCAGGATGTTTCCTCATCCAAATGAAGATTATAGACCTATCAGGCCAATGTGAATTTTCACGGCAAAGGTGATCTAAACCGAGATGACAGGAAGCAATAGCGTTACAAATTTCGTCCGCTAGTTCCTCAGTGTAAAGAGTCGGCCTTCCATTCTTTTTAAAGTCTTCAGGCCTTTTCTTCTTAGTCATATAAACCTCATTTAGGCAAATTGCCCATGTGATATTCTTTATCAAATATCTTAACAGCATCTTTGCGTGAAATCTTAGGATTAAGTTCCATAATTTCTGTTATAGCTTTCTTATAACTTGCAGACTGTCTATCAACAGGGGCTTCTGGAATATGCTTGTTGTCTTCAACAGATTCTTGTAAGTCTACAAATTCAATCCCGCGTTCATCGCATCTATAGCAGGTCATCATTACCATACCATTGCCCATGAACTTTTTAGAGCCCCCGCATCTATAACAAATCATCCTTGATTCCTCTTAAAAAACATACCTAAGCCTATCATAGCATAATAGGTTTAACAACCCATAAAGAACTTATGAAATATTTTTATAAATAAATGTTGACATAGTGTATTGAATGATACATAATGTACTCATCAAGCAGAAACAATTAATTATCGGAGAGCAAAATGAAAGAATTAATAAACTTAATAAAAAATTTAGATGAACTAGAAATAAGCATTATAAACCAAACTATTGAAGCATTTGAAAATGGTCAAACTATCACTTATTGCAACAATAGGTTAAAAGACTTGTCTATTCCAGTGAAGTTACAAGGTAAAAATCAAAAAATAACTAAAATGACAGCGGCCTAAAAGCCGCTTTATTTTTATATAAAGGAATAAAAATGATAACTCAAGAAGCTACGGAATACATAAAAAAAGAGCTTAAAGATGAATTAGAATACCTTTCTGAAAGCTTAGCGATATTATCATTGTCTTTTTACAAGAAGGGATATCAAGATGCATTGGATCATTTAAAAAATGAAGCATTAACAAAAATGTTAAAATAACTGTTGACAAACATGTATCAATGATACATAATGTATTCATCAAGACGAAATATAACTTATCAGTGAGAACTACCATGAATACTGAACAATCTAAAATAAACCAATTACGCGCTCTTATCGACTGGGCGCGTATCACCCTGAACAAGGCCGCTAACTTTGAAATGAGTTTTTGGTCTCATACTCACACCGATGGACAGACTATTGAATACCGTATCTGGATTGATTCAGTATTTAGTAAAGAAACAAAAGACCTGGATTACTTGGTATATCTAATACCGTCGATAAAGGAATTTTGTTTAAACAGCGGTAATAAGGAGATTACGTTATGAAAGGTTCAATGGATGGATGGTATGAAGATGACTTGGAATGTTCTGGGCATTGTGGAACCTGTGATGATTGCGACAACGCATGGTACGCCGGAGCGGATGATTATGATGATTTTGAGGAGATTTAACAGTGGATTTTATACAAGAATTAGAAAACTTAGATGATGAAGAACTTATGGATTTACAGAGCGCCATCACTGAAGAACTAAACAATCGCGGTGAAGCTAGATTCACCGCGCGTTTTGATTGGTGGGAACGAACCGCGCCTAACGATTAACATTAACCACGAGGAAAACTATGAACACGAACTATAGAATATTTATGTTACTAGGCTACATCAAAGCTAAGGTTTCTGACTTGTCGGAGAGATCCTTAAGTTATGGTAACGCTGCCTCTAACGCAATAGCACAATTTGAGGCATACTTTGACAAGGAAGTTGAGAGGATTTTTAGGGATTTAGAAGATTGTGACTAGGGGGGTAAAATGGACTTTTTACATCAGGTAATGCCAGTCCTTTGGCATGTGTTGTCCAAACACAAACGCGGTGCTATAAACGTCTCCACAGTAGATGATGAATTAACGGTCAATATCTTGCTGGGAAGGAAGCGAAAGAGCTTTGTTAATAGCGATCCTAACGTGTTGCTCTGCGATATTAGCCAATTTGCAGACAGTATGTAAATAGCTTTATGCGGGTATGTTACGTAAATCGCGCATGCCCGTGTCTTTCCAAACCTTAATGTGCGCCTCTATTGCTTCTATTGTAAGCAATCCCTGGCGCATGTCTTCTTTGTCTTCTTCAGACATAAGCCTCGTAGTAATTAGGGACGGTGGATCTATGCCGAGCTTCCTTGCCAGCGTGCGAATTATTTCTTTACAGACTTTATCAGTCCTGGGTGTTGGTGTATTGAACATATCGTTTTGGCTTATCGCCTTCTCGTTCTAAGTATTGCAAGCTATTCCTGTCATACCATAGCCCGTTAATCCCTTCCCAGTCCCCATTGCGTTGTTTGTCACAGCGCCATATTGCATCAGGTCTTTTTAATAGCTCCAAGTCCTTCTCTCCTAAAAATTCCCCATTTACTAGTTTTTGTTTTATGCCTTCCTTTTTTTTGTTGCGCCAAATTGAAAAACAATTGTCTGCGGCATCTGTAATTGCACCAGAGCCTTTGACATCCATTTTCCCAGGCCAGGAATCCTCATCTGCTCCTTTTCTTGGATGAGCTACTAAATGTATTTGACAATAATTGCTGTTCTTAAATTCACACAGTTTTTCTATGACTTCTTTCTGGCTTTTTAGGTCTTCTTCATAAACACCATGTAACATCATGAAAGAGTCTATAAGGAAAACATCTATGCCATAACGTCTGCGGGCATATAAAAATATCTCTAAAATTCTGTCGAGATCTATTTTACCCAAGATGTCTATGTACCATAGTTTGTTCGTAAACCATTCACTTATGGCTTCAATATATTCATTGCTAGGCTTTAGCATTGCAGCGCATTGTTTGGTCATTCTACCCAGGAATATTTCAGGCCTCATCTCTAGGCTGGCAATGCAAATCTTTGCTCCCTGATTTATCATATCGACTAAAACATGGCCTAGTAATTGGCTTTTTCCGTGTCCATTTATTCCAGTCCAAACGGACAATTCATAAGGCCTAAAAACAACCTCATTATGGGTCTTTTCCCAAGGGGCAAGATAGCCATCAACCTTGTCATTTAAAGGGTTTATCCAGTCTTTTACCTTGGCTGTGGCCTTCATAAAGCTTTTCAATTCTTCAGGGTCGATGCTCTTTGCGTTCTTATAGAACCAAAGCATATCTTGACGAGAAATCCCGCTGGTTAGACACTCATTTGGGTCTTTCATGGGAAGCTCAATAATTTTGCATCTATGTAGCCCTAGGCGTTCAATTATTGCGTTAGCAGCTTTTTGGCCTTCCTCATCCATGTCCATGCAAATATAAATCTCATCAAACATGCTCAAGCGTTCAAATTCGTGTTCTATCCACTGTTGTTTTTTTCCGGAACCACCACCAAAGGGTATAGATAGCGCTGCAAAACCATATTCACTTAGAGACATGGCGTCTATTTCGCCTTCACAAAGCGTTACCTCTCGTGAGTCATTGGGAAGTGCCTGCCATCCAAACAAGCAAGGTTCGCAGTCCTTTTCCGTGTACATTTGCTTTTTGCCGTTTGGCCGTTCGAGCTTTAAAGATTTTGCCGCCACTAATTTTCCCTCAACGTAGTATGGGAAAACTATATCGCCATCACGTTCCTTGATTTTAAATCGCGTTAATGTTTCAAGGGACAATCCGCGATTTAATAAATATTCCTGGGCTCGGTTTTTTTCCTGCAAACTCTTAAACATTTCAGGGTTTGGTACGGCGAAATTAGAAGGCCGTGGAGCATGCAATTTTGATTTTCTAATACCTAGGTAGCAGCAACATTCTTTTATGGCCTCTAAGACGGTAATTTGGCGGTTTAAAGCCCATAAGTCTAACAAGTCTCCCCTATATCCAGTTGCGAAATCACACCAGACCCCAGATTTATCTCCTTCAAGGTGCACTTTCAAGGATTCCCCCGATGAGCCAAAAATATCGCCAGCACACCATTCGTTCCCTTGTTTCTTTCCATGCGGTAATAAGTGCTTTGCGACATCTAGGGCTTTGTTTGCTAGCAATACAGATATTTCTTTAGCAGTAGTCATGTAAATTATTTCCAAGTTGAGTTAGCAAAATTGTCCTTTTCGTTAGATCGTCCTTGGGGTTTTGTTGGTTGAAAGTATTCTAGTTCCAAAGATAGCCAGCCCTTTGCAACCATCTTTGCAAATGCCTCCGTAGGTGAGATTTTCAAAAGGTCGCGGATCTTCGTCAATGCATTGTTTACTCTGGTAACGCAAGTTTTTGTTAGAGGGTTCTTTTTGGCTTTACGTTTTCTTATCCAGTCTTCGATCATCTGTTCTGGGATTTCGTGAGGGTTGTTTTCTGTAGCAATTGCAAGTTGTTCTGGATCAACAGGTTTGGAGGCTTTTTTAGATATTAATGTCTTTATATTAATATCTTTTTTATTAGTTGGTTTATTAGTTGGTATAGGTTTGCCAATTTTGTCAAATCCATTTGCCAATTTTGTCAAATGAGTCGTAGAGCGGTCTTCAGAAGATGGAGGCTCGTTAAGCTCAGGATAATAGGCACGTCCCTTGGCGGTCAAAGCATACCAGGATGTGCGATCATATCCTGACTTATTGTAGTTCCCTTTTTGTACAAGACCTGCGTCCATGGCTTTTTTTATGACATATAGGATTTGTTTACTGGTCCAATAAGGGAAGTATTTTTTGAAGGCTTCAATAGAGTTATACGTCCAAACTAGACCATCATGTATGTTTTTGTTGTTGGCTAGATTGTGGTAAGACCACTGCGCCATATAGTTAAGAAAGATTGCGACATCTACAGAGTGATCGATACAAGCTTGTATGTTTGCATTTAGGTTATTCAACATGATATAATGCTCCCGTTGGTAGTCATACTGCGGTAACACTCCCGTTGGTGTTGGTTGTTGTTGTGGTAGTTGTGCTTACCGGCAGTGTTAGCAGCTTTTGTGGATGTAAAAAAGCCGCTGTACCCCAAGACTCTAGGCCAATGCTAGGGGTTTTGTGTTTTTGAATGGTTTTGAAAGGTATCTTGGCAGAATGTTTCAAACCGATTTTAGTAAGAAGTCTCTAAAGGCAGGAAGCCTTAAACTTCCTAATTATAATACTCCTAAATCCCCCAAAAAGGGAATAGGAAATTATAAATTCTGATCATCGTTATTAAAAAAATAATCAATCGATTCAACAATTTGCGTACACAATACGTCGATAAGCTCTTGGTTCAAGGGCTTTCCCGAATGACATGAAATATTGCTTTTTATAAGGCTACAAAGTTGCTCATCGGTGATTACTTTCGTAGAACTGCAAAGTATTAATTCTGGGTGTGCTAGCATAGTTTTCCCTGTGTTAGTGTGATACATCATCGCTCGCGCTTGAAGCCTCTAGCGCCAACCAGAGGCTCATACTTATGCGCGATACTTCATTTAAACACGTTTCCATGACTTCTAGTCTATGATCGCTAGAAATGTCTTTGCGTGTAGCACGCTGTAACAGATTAACAAATACATTCGTAGTAATCATACAAATCATTTCAAGGTTTGTAAGCTTGTCAGGCTTCATTCTAGTCTCTAGATAGAACATAGTCACCTTTTCAGAAATAGCCGTCAATATGTCCAACATAAGCTGTTCTGTGCGTGTTTCAGGTGGTTTCCCTATGGTTATGTAGGTGTCGGTCATACATGTCCTTATGTATAGGCCTAGAGGCCTTTAAGTACTGGTTCTATTCCTGCGGCAAATGCGTGTTCTGCAAGACAGGTCAGGCATAGCGTAGACCGGAATGCACCCAATGTAGAAGTATTTATCAAAGTCTATTGGCATGTTTGGGTGCTCGGGCTTGCAATCTTTATTGCATCGGACTTTATGAGCATTTGTATAATTCCACGTTCTGCGCATAAGGACATCTGTAGTACTTCAATTGATCTTTCAAGTGTTCTTACTCTCCAAGCCAAAAATACATTAGTTACAGAGAATGCTATAAGAGGCAATGATATAGTAAATATGGGATTGTCTATGATCATATTGCCACCGCCCAGCACTCTAATTGGTCAATGATTCTATGGCATTCAGATTCCATATAGGCAAAGTCCCTATGTTTACTATCCTCATAATGTCCGATTTCTGTTTGCCAACGTCTTTTATATTGCGCTTCCTCGTCATCGTTAAAATATTTTACTGCAAGTCCGGGATCAAGCGCGTCATGAAAATGTGCTGCGTCAAAACCTACCCAGAAATCATCGCATTGGACAGGCAGTAGTTCCTTAGCTGCGTGGGAATTGTCATAAAACGTAACTCCACCGTGACAATCAATATTCTCTGGTAAAAAATAGTTATCTTTTAGATCACGCTCTTCATCTATCTTTGCATGTTCATTAGACTTTAATGCCACATATCCGCACCTATGCCCACCTATTGTGAACACCACTAAATATTCATGGCCTTTGTAAACCCCACCACCTTCAATGACCACGCTATCATTGACAGGCAGGAACTCCCTAGAACCTTGTAACTCCAAAAGCTTTGTTATACACGACATGTTCCGACTCCTATACGAACAATAAACCAACACTGATAATAAATAATACCATATCTATAAGTTCAAACTTTGTTCCCTTTATAGTTCTAATCAGTAAAATTATTCCACATGCAAGCCCTACAACATGTTGCATTTCATATTCAATCATGGCTTTTTAGGCCTCTCTGCAACTAGCTTGCCGTCAGTCAGGATCTCCAAAACACACTGCTTTTCAAAAGGTATTGATCCGGCTTTCTTCCACCGTTCTACAGTTTGCCTTCCCACATGTAACGCCCTGGCTACGTTCGTCATTTTATAATTATAATAGATCATGATATCACTAAATTTCATAATTATTTATCCTTTATGATTTATCTATTGACAAATGCTATTACATAAGGCATTCTAAGTCAAGTGACATGATGTTGCGGAGATAAAAAATGTATATGGAAATGCGCTCTTACAAGTATATACACAACTTATCAGTGGAGACTTATAATGATTACAATTGAACAACGCAGAGAACGTATATTAGGCATTGGCGGCTCAGACATGGCCGTTATCTTAGGGCTTTCTACTTACAAAACACCTTATCAGTTATACCTTGAAAAAATTGGTGAGGCGGAAGCCCCTGAGGAAGAAACCCAATACCAATACTGGGGACAGCAGTTAGAAGCGATAGTCCGTGACGAGTTTGCAAAGCGCAACAACGTTACAGTTACAACCCCAGATACATTAGTGCATCCAGAGTATGACTTTCTAAGAGGCAATGTCGACGGCTTTATCCCAG